TAACGGGAGCTACCGGTGCAACAGGAGCAACAGGCTCTACCGGTGTAACAGGTGTAACCGGTGCAGGACAAACAGGTGCGACAGGTGCGACTGGAGCGCCAGGCGCAGGCTCATCGATGTACATCGAGCGCTATCAAGTACAGACAACAGCTGGCGAAGAATTTTATCTACACTCTTATGACGTTAATCAAAAATCAGCTCTTACGTGGAGTCGTTCTACTACAACGCTAACAGTCACCTCTACGTCTCACGGACTAACAACCGGTGACCGTATTATTCTTCGTGACACAAACGTTGCCACCGCACAGTCCTTAACCGTCACGGTTACCGACGTAAATACATTTACCGTTACGGTTGCCAACACAGGAACAAGCAGCGGCGCAACTGGAGTTTACTCGCGCGGATACAACATGGCGCGCGTTACCTCAACTGTTACTTTATACGCACCTACAGGTGGTGGAGTAACATTACTTGGTGGCATGATGAGACTCCCTTCAACTGTAACGTCACCTGTTATCTTTAACTACGCGGCGGTAGGGCTTAACTCTTCAGCCGCAGACAGATATCCGCCCATGATCTTTGGTTGGCGAGAAGACACCAATGCTCAGACGGCTCCTAACTTAAGTCTTGCAACACTAAGTGGAAATGACCAAGTTTCAATTTCACTACCGGCAGCCAACAGAACTATTAGATTTAACTTCGCGTAAGGGAGGATAGTAAATGACGAAACCGCTATCCGGTCGCTTTGCGGTAACATACGTAGCCGAGGTATCAGCAGGTGTTTACACCATCTCTGGAAATTTTAATGACGATTCCGGCTTGTATGGGCCAAGTGATATCGCGATTGGTCAACGAGTTTATCTATACGATAACACGGCAGGCTCTATTCGATATGAAATTACCACACTTAACAGTGTAGCTTCTAACCCTGTAACACTTACAGTCACGTGGGACGCGGCAGGCACCGCAATTGAACCTCCTGGTGGCACAGGCGCAATTCTTGCGGTAACCGCTAACTTACTTTTACCAGAGCAGCCTTCATTTACACAACAAGGACTTGATGAGTCTTTGTCTGCCGGTATCATCGCGGAGACATACCGTGAGCAGATTGATTCTATCACCGCAGGTGTAACAGGGTCACTTGGCGACTACATCCCGCTTACTCAAAAGGGAGCGTCATCTGGTGTAGCAGAGCTTGATGCTAACGCAAAAATTAAGATTGCCCAGCTCCCTGGGCTTGCGATTACTAATACGTCTGCTGTTTCGACTGAGACTGCCATGCTTCAACTTTCAGTTGAAGTTGGCGATATTGCTATTCGCTCAGATGTCAGTAAGACATTTGTTTTTGCGGCAAGCGCACTAGAGGTAACAACAAAGCAGATCAGCACTAACACCGCAACAATTACTACAGGCAGCGTGCACGGATTAACAACAGGAGACACGGTTGTTATATCCGGCGTTGATGCAACATTTAACGGCACATATACAGTAGCCTCTACACCTACTACTACTACGTTTACGTATACTAAGGTAGCAGGCAACACTGGGCCAACTGCTGTATCCCCTGTAGGTTCTTTAGTAAGCAAGTACAACTGGCTAGAGCTTCTTAGTCCGACAAGCGCTGGCGCAACGGGAGTAACCGGTCTTACTGGTGCAACAGGTCCAACAGGCACAAACGGAGCAACCGGTGCAGTTGGTTTAACAGGTGCAACTGGTGCAACAGGCCTTACAGGCGCAACTGGTGCAACAGGTTCAACTGGTGCGACCGGTGATGCATTTGGAATTTATTACTTAGGAAACTACAACCCATCGTCTGGCTATGTACCAAACATTGCAGTAGTAAGAGGCTCAGATGGACAACTTTATCTTGCTAAAGCGAGCGGTCAACTAGGCGACCCAGTTGATTATTTAAGCAATGGCCAGTGGGAAATCTGGATACCTAAAGGTCCTACTGGCGCAACAGGCACTATAGGTGCAACAGGCCTTACAGGTGCAACCGGTGCGGTTGGAAATACAGGCGCTGTTGGCTCAACAGGTTTAACCGGTGCGACTGGTTTAACGGGTGCAACAGGGAATACAGGCGCGACTGGCACAACCGGAGCTACTGGCGCGACAGGATTTACTGGCGCGACTGGCGACACAGGAACACGCGGAGTTTTCTCAACTGCTGAAGACACGCCACCGACTGGAGCAGTACAAGGTGATGTTTGGTTTGATCCAGCAAGTGGAATCATGTTTGTGTACTATGATAACTTCTGGCTCGAGGCTACAAGTCGCTCTATCAGTAACGCAAATGAGGCAGGAACAGTTAACGTTGTGTCGGTTCCGGCTCACGAGTACGGAGTCTCTGGAAACTTAACTGGTGATGTTGCTTCAGATGCAAGCTATTTCTACTTCTGCGCGGCTAACTACGTAGATAACTCTACAAAGATCTGGTATCGCGTCGGCTGGACTGCTGGTTCCTGGTAGTCCTTTCTTATAGTACCTTAAGTCATCTTCTTTCCTAAAGGATAAAATACCTTTCGGGAACCTCTCTGTTCTCAAATACTCGAGTGAAATGAGAAAGCAAATATGGCCATTGACTTTCCTAATGTACCGTCCGTAAATCAGACGTTTACATCAGGTTCGACAACTTGGCGCTGGAATGGTACTGTTTGGCTGGTAGTTCGTGACTTTGCACCGACAGGTGCAACAGGCGCGACCGGCCCGACCGGTGCAGTTGGTCAGACGGGAGCAACCGGTTTAACCGGAGCTACAGGTCTTACCGGTGTAACTGGTGCAAACGGTAATACAGGCGCACAAGGTGAAACGGGCGTCACAGGCGCCCAAGGATTAACAGGTTTAACTGGTGCAACTGGTCTAACTGGTGCAACAGGTTTAACTGGTGCAGTTGGTAACACAGGCGCAACTGGTCTTACAGGTGCTACTGGCTTAACTGGTATGACAGGTGCGCAAGGCGTAACCGGCTTAACCGGAGCAACAGGCTTAACTGGTGCTACTGGTCTAACTGGTGTAACTGGTGCACAAGGTGAAACTGGTCTAACTGGCGCAACTGGTGCAACAGGATTAACTGGCGCGACTGGCCTTACAGGAGCTACCGGTTTAACTGGTGCTACTGGTATGACTGGTGCACAAGGTAACACTGGTGCACAGGGTAACTTCGGTGGTATCACCCTAGATTACACTTTTGACAGCAACACATCTATTTCAGATCCAGGATCTGGAAAGCTTAAGTTTAACAATGCTAACCTAACATCTGCATCAACATTGTCTATCGATGATCTTGATGATTCAACAGCAGACGTTCAGGCAATGCTTCGCACAATCGATGACTCTACATCAACAATCAAGGGTCACTTCCGTGTATCTTTAAAGTCAGACTCCAACACATTCGCGTTGTTCACAATCAGCGGTGTTACAGAGCAATCTGGCTACTTTGAGGTAGCATCTTCCTACGTATCAGGTTCAGTAACATCATTCAGCAACTCTGATGATGTTATCATTACCTTCGCACGTACAGGTGACGCTGGATCTGCTGGTCAAACTGGCGCAACAGGCTTAACTGGTGCAACAGGCGCTACAGGCTTAACTGGCGCGACAGGCGCAACTGGTCTTACAGGTGCAACAGGAGCAACCGGTCTTACCGGTGTAACTGGCGCAGTTGGTAACACAGGTGCTACTGGCTTAACTGGTATGACAGGTGCGCAAGGCGAAACTGGTCTCACCGGAGCAACAGGCTTAACTGGTGCTACTGGTCTAACTGGTGTAACTGGCGCGGCTGGCGCAACTGGCTTAACTGGTCTAACTGGCGCAACAGGTGCTACTGGTCTTACCGGTGTAACTGGTGCAGCAGGTGCTACTGGTCTTACCGGAGCAACTGGTTTAACTGGTGCAACAGGTTTAACTGGTGCTACTGGTCTAACTGGTGTAACTGGTGCTCAAGGTACATTCGCAACAGTAGATGCAACACCTCCAGCTTCTCCTCAAACAGGCGATGCTTGGTTTGACTCTGCGTCCGGTCTAGTATTTGTGTACTTTGACGGATTCTGGGTTGAGGCCGTGGGCGGAAACATCGGACCTACCGGTAACACAGGTGTTCAAGGTAACACCGGCGTAACTGGTGCACAGGGTAACTTCGGTGGCGCAACGTTCAAGTATGCGTTCGACACAAACACCGCAGATTCAGATCCAGGTGCAGGTGGCTTCAAGTTTAACAACGGAACGCTATCATCAGCAACAACAATGTACATCAATAAGACAGACTCAGATGCATCAGACATCTCGTCATTCCTAACAACTATTGATGATTCAACAAGCCCAATCAAGGGTCACCTAAAGGTAACAAATATCTCTAACTCGAACGACTTTGCGTTGTTTACAATTGTAAATAACAACATCGTAAGCTCGAACTACTACAAGGTATCTGTTGCCTACGTATCAGGCGCAACATCGTTCTCAGCGGCAGAATCAACAACCATTACGTTTGCACGTACTGGTGACGTTGGTGCAGCCGGTGCGACAGGTGCGACTGGCCTAACAGGTGCAACCGGTCTAACCGGCGCAACTGGTTTAACTGGTATGACGGGCGCGGTTGGTAACACAGGTGCAACTGGTGCTGTTGGTGCAACCGGTCTAACCGGTGCAACTGGTGCAACTGGTTTAACTGGTATGACTGGAGCAGTCGGTAACACAGGCGCTACAGGCGCCGTCGGTAACACGGGCGCAACTGGTCTAACCGGTGCGACTGGCCTAACAGGTGCAACAGGTGCTACAGGATCAAACGCAGTTTTGACCCTCACACTTAACGCACAAACAGGCACAACCTACACACTAGTAACCTCAGACGTTAACAAGCTCGTAGAGCTTAATAACGCCGGTGCGATTACGTTGACTATCCCAACAAACTCAGCAACACCAGGGTTTAACGTTGGTGACCAGATCAACCTATTGCAGACAGGCGCTGGACAGGTAACTGTCGGCGGTGCGAGCGTAACACTTAACGGAACTCCAGGCACTAAGCTTCGCGCTCAGTGGTCTTCAGCAACGTTAAT